CTTAGCTCTTGGATCCCATCTTTATTTTCTATATACAATCTCATGATGGCATGACTCTTGTTTATCAGTTAATTGTTCTTTTGCTAATTCTTTAACGTATCTAATACTAAGGTTTGACGCCTGTGCATCTAGGGGCATTGCCATAGATAGAGATATCCCAATAGCGATGGCTACCCTGCGGGCTGTCCCTTTCGGGCCCGCCGTGAGCCCCTGATGGGCTCTAGCCAGGAGAGTACCATGCCAGTCAAGTCTATTCATATAAGTCCTGTTCAGAGCGGTGTGTCGTTATCTGTTGTCGGTGGAATAGAATCCTGAGGCCTTAAATGATACCCCTACAGAGCTGTAAACCTTGTGCATCGATGAATGGCAGAATGGGCATTCTAAGTCGTGAGGTTCATTGATACTCATCCATTGTTCTATCCGAGCATTGGACTCACAGTTCTCGTTATCGCACTCGAACTCATAAGTTGGCATCTGGATCGACCTCACATGTTCTGCATGTCTCGGTGAACGCCCATGCGCCACACATCTTGCATCTCATAGGCTCTAGTTTAGCAAGATCATCGGTTAAATCACCGTAACCTGCCTTAAGCAATAGATCGACCAGGTCGCCCAATCTCATGAATGCAAGGTAGTCCTGTGGACTCTTCTCCCCTTGACCATTCAAGCGAGCAACTACGATAGGCAGATCACCAGCTTTACCTGCCCTCTTAGTGACCTGATCGATCCACGCCTTTGGCTGGAACGCCGATCTAGCTTTAACTTCCATGTCGAACGGGACATGAGTTATATCTTTTCCAGCCCCTCGACCGATATCTGCATGTGGCCACCACTCCGAAAGGTAACGTGCAACTACACGCTCGGTCGAGAATCCTCGATACTTACGGCTTTGTGAGGCCATTGACCGCGTGGCATTTAGCGCATGACCAGCTCTTATTGATGAGGTTCACTTTGATCTCTGCGACTGGAATAGATTCATTACAGATGCAGCATCTAGTCGTGAATGTAAATTCTTCCAAGATAGCCTGGACTTCTTTAGATCGAGTGATCTCATCATCTGTTGGGAATGACTCCCACTCACCATCTTGGTTCATGAATTGTAAGCGACCCATTAACCTCTCGCCTTCTGTCGTTGCCATGCGCCTTCTTTGTTGATCTCGTACCAGATTACATCGTTAGGTGATGGGCATCGAGTAAGTTCACCAGTTACGGCATAAGGACACTTGAAGTGACCCCATGGCTTACCTGCCTTACTCTGGCCTGTCTTCCAGATCATGTCGCCATGTTGGCACCGGGGAATGTCCTTCTCGGTCTGGCCGCCAATGATTTCTTTCACCGTCGCAACGGCTTCCCCCATTGTGGGCGGCATAGTCGCTGTGCTGATAGTCCACGGATCTTCCTCCTTCACTACTGGAATGTAAGTGCCAGATGTATCTGCCATCTTAGCCTTTACTTCATCGATCGTAGCCTTTACTTCTGACGCCTTTGCTACCTTGCTCATTTCTTCGCGGCTAGGTCTTTTTCCTTTTGTAGCATAACCCGCAGAAGCCAATGCACGACCAATCGCGGAAGTCTCTGCATTCTCAAGTGCGCTAGTCGCATTAACGCCTCGACCCGAGATAGTTTCTTCTGCGAGGCCCGAAGACCAAGCGTGTTGATCGACTTCAGTTCTGTAGATGTAAGCTTGAACGATAAAGCGCGTAGCACTCGCCTCAATGATCTTAGTATCAATACGGCCATCTGGGTGATCCTTCCAAAACTTAATTAGACGTTCTTCGACTGTCTCATAATCTTCTAAATTAAACATACCGTTCATCCTTTTCTGTAATTAGTTCGCAAGCTAGAGCAAGGTAAGCACACGCGTCGATATAGGAGTCAATGTGATCTGCTGTTTCTTGTAGTCTGGCAAGTTTAACTTCGACCATTGCCAAACATGCTTGATGATCTGAGATTGGTACTTCAAGCATTTGTTGGAGTCGTAGTGCGATTCGAGTCTGATTGATACGAGGATGACCATATATTCTTCCTCGGTCTCCAATGATATCTGTAGCTGATAATAGGACTTCATTTGCTTTCACACTCGCACCTTCTCTTTTAATTCGTAGTATTCCCGGACTGCCTTACGTCCTTTGAGATACCCTATCCTCATGCCGACAATACGGCCAACATGGAAGTACAGAACGGCCATAGCAATCATGACCATAAAATCACCTAATGATGGATCGAACATTTCTTCTCCCTTGTGTAGGTTGTTTTGCCTACTGGAGAACAGTCTCATGCCCTAAGGGGGAAAATCTAGGAATTAAGATAACGAAACGGTAACGATTCTGAGTCGTCGATGTGGTCATCGATGTCCCGACTTAGGTCGTTATCTAGGTCGTCCATAGCGTTTGCCTGAGACTACGAATGTGCCGTCCTTCTCCAGATAGATCAGATCGACTTGGACGTTCTTCCCATCGACGTACATGATGGCGAATGCCTGTTGCCAGTTTGCAGATCCCTTGGTATATGACGCCTTGCTAAAGTCCATGAGATTGCCCACTTCGACTCCATGCAGAATACGGCCTATACGGCCTCCAGAAGCCTCTGAGAAGGACGATCTACCTGCCCTGTGAGTATGTCCTGAGATGACGCTCTTGCCGTGCCTACGAGCCGCCTCAAGGGCTGAGAGACCGCCTTGTGACTTGATGGGGGTGTGGTCGCCGTGGACTGCAATCCAGCCCGGAGCGATGTTGTACGGCTTCTTATGAAAGGTAATCCCTAGTTCATCCAGCTGCATAAACTTCTCGAATCGAAGCTCTGGCAAGGATAGGAATGACGGGATCTTACGCATGATCTGGTTATAGAGCCGATCTGTGTGGTTAGATCGAATCATCTGGGTTACTTGTAGATCGTAAAGTACCTGAACAGCCTCATCGCGATCTTCTCCAAGAGTCTGCTCATAAGCCTCTGGCGTCCCTTCTGCGAACTTGCTGATGGTGTTGAAATCAATCTCGTCGCCGATGGTAACTACCTCGTGCGGCTTAAACTTGGCTATGAATTGTGCTACATTCTTGACTGCTACTCGATCGTGAAAGGGAACCTGAAGGTCGCTTACTATCACTATTCGTTTCATCAATCCTCGTCGTCGTCCTCATAGGGTAGGCGATCCACTCGGTCGGGGATCGATGGCAGAATCCAGTCTGGGTAAGCATCTCGATCAGAGATAATCGCTAGACATAGATCAACGGCAAAACCTGCTCGCCTAAGTGCGCGATACATTTCATGCAGGCTAATAGCCCATTGATCAAGCTGTGAGTAAGTATCGAGATCGATGACTTTCTTTCGTGCCATAGTTAAAATTATCGCTCTAAGAGGATGTTATAAATCTCATCGACACGCGAGTTGAGTCGCTTAATTTCAGACAGAAGATGCGTGATGACGTAGCCTGCAAGCCCACCGACTACGGCAAGGCTAGCGAAGTAGAGAGTGAAGAAATCCGACTGGCTCATTTCTTCTTTTCGACAGTATCAACTGCCGCCTCTAGTGCATCTGCCACGATCTCGCCAACGGCTTTCTTAGCCCGATATGACTTGATCGCTGTACGAATCACAGGAATTGCAATAAGTCCTAGTGTTGCGTAGATAATTGCTTCCATTATTCCTGCTCCTCATCTGGTAGATCGATCTCTTCAACGATGTTGTTATTTGGCTTGGTTGGGTCGTAGCCGCCGATGCCGTAAGTAGTCATCTTTCCCATTATGCACACCTTACCCATACGTTAGGAGCAAGCGTGCTAGTAGCTAAAGTTCCAGCGTTTGCGAATGCACCAGTTACGCTTGATTGTGTGTAGCCTTGAATACCTGCCACAGTAGGGCTAGTTTTGCCCATAATGTTTGAATGGAAAGTTCCTGAATTACCTGTTCCTGTACCTGAGTAAGATGGAGTTCCTGGGGCTGTACCTTGTTGGCAGAATGCAAGCCAATAAATGCCAATGGGTAATACTTGGTTAATTGTAATGTTTACCACGTTTGCGCCAGTAACTGAGCCAGTTCCCGCATCTAAAAGCAAGGTAGATGGAACGCCAGCAGTATTATTATAAATACCTAATCGAAAAGTACCACTTATCAATCCTGTTGCACCGCGAATGGTTAATTGATCTGCCGTAAATTGATTTTGAACAATTAGCGGAATGTAATAAGTCGTTTCATGTGCGACAGTTGTAGCAGCCAATCCACCAAGGATATTCGAGTAATACAGACCGCTTCTAAATTGTACGAGTTGAGATTTTGTTACTGTTAAATCATAGGCAGTTTTAAGCGCGTTAGGAGTCGCAGCAGTTGTCGTACTTGTACTCGATGTCGAGTCTGTGAGCTGAAGAACTCCAGCAGTAGAAGTCGATCCAGCAGATACGCCGATGTTGGCAGATGTTGAAGTGCCAGAGTTAGTGATCGGAGCAGTTACAGCGACGACGCCTGATGGACCTTGATCGCCTGTGTCGCCCTTGGCTCCTGTTGCGCCAGTTGCGCCTGTGGCTCCTGTTGCACCAGCAGGGCCTTGAACGCCGACAGATGAGACGACTACTTGATTAACATCCTCGGTGACTGTGAGTTGAGTTACCTGAGGCTGGATAACTATCAGATCGCTCATCGAGTAATCTGTGAGCTAACACTAGCCACGCCCTGAATAAGGCGAGTGACTACTCCTGCTGGTGAGGTGATTTCAAGATCATAGTCGTACTTGGCTGAGTCATCGAGTGCGCCAGTCTGAGCCGCAGTTGCACGAATAGCCAGAGTTCCAGTCGCCCCGGTGATTGTGATACCAGATGCTTGAGTGAGGCTGATAGCGGCCGTTGTACTCGAAGTGGTCAGACGGAATTGCATCGCAGCTGTATAGCCTGTGAGGTTGATGGCAGTACCAGCAGAGTCCTTATAGACAATGTTGAGATACCAGTCAGCACCCTGGTCAATTACGAAGGAATAGTTCTCTGCCATTATTTTCCACCTATCATCGGGATATCAAAGAACGAGCGATCTTCATCGCCCTTTGTAGTAAAGCTGACGTGTGCATGGTGATTATGCTTATTGATCCCATCATAAGGACGCCAAGCCCAAGCCTTCTTAGATGAGGCGATGCGACCATCGAAGATGATGTAACTGATTCTCTTATTGCCAGACTTTGCAGCGAGTCGAATCTGATCGACCAAATCAGGCATGAGATCGGGCTTGCCTTTCTTACCTGCAAGGTCGCGGTCAACATCGATGGCACGTACCCATCCTTGTGCATCTGGATTATGATCAGACTTGCGAGCAGCGTGTCGGGTATCACCGATCCAGCCGTCCGAAGTTCTATCTCGATCTGGGAATGCATCATCGATCTGCTCTCTAAGCTGGATCGCTGAGTGACTTAAACGCGGCTTCACAGGTCTCACACTCCCATCGCTTCTGATCGTTCAACGTCAATTCTGAGTGATCGCATGGGGTAGGTGCAATGAATGCATCATCGATCGGATCGTATGTAAAACCTACGCCAGCGTAGTTATATCGAATCTTCCCGTTATAGCTTGTCTGGATCCATCGACCGCCAAGGTTATCGATTAGCCATTGATAGCCTTCATCGCCTGCTGGATCGTTATTATCTCCAACCAGTACACGAAGAACGATATTGTTATCGTCAAGTTCTGCCCAATGAGCCATGTTATACCGCCGTCTTCAAGTAGCGAACAATTACAAGACCAGATCCACCGTTACCAGATAAACCTGAAGTATAACTAGGCGCTCCAGTATCACCAGCGCCACCGCCGCCGCCACCAGTATTTGCTGTTCCTGAAACAGCATTGTTTCCATTATTAGAACCAGCACCGCCACCACCTGAGCCGCCTGTTGATGCAGTATCAGTAGCACGAGAACCACCACCACCGCCACCTGCATAAAAACCACTCACGCCAGTCGATGTTGCAGTTGCCCAATCTGAATATGTATTAGAACCAGCGCCGCCATTACCAGCGTTTCCACCAGAGCCTGCTGTTCCTGTGGTTGTCGTACCAGCAGAACCAGCACCACCACCTCCTGCTCCGTTTGCATTTGCGCCAGCCGCACCGCCGTCATTACCTTGTCCGGCCGTACCTGTTCCAAAAGTTACTCCAGCTCTACCACCACCACCTGAGCCGCCATTACCTACTGTGCTAAATGCACCAAAGCCACCGCCCGTAGCGGCTGTGCCATCAAACGAAGAGTCTATACCTGAAGTACCTTGACCAGTTGAATTACCTGTACCACCGCCGCCGATAATTACATTGTAACTATTAGCCGCTAAAGATTGAGAACTCAAGAATCTTTGGCCACCAGCACCGCCACCACCTGAATTTGCTCCCGAACCAGCACCACCGCCTGCAATCACAAGAATATCAGAGAGCAAATTTGCACCACTTACTCCTAGAGTTCCATTGGCAGTAAAAGTGCGATAAAAATAAGTCGAGTCAGAAGTGAGTGTGCCACCAGTCACGACAGATACTGGGAAACTTGTAGGAGCTAAAACGCCTGCAATGTTGTTAAGCATTAGGCAATCGCGCCCACGACGTACCAGGTGTCTGTGCCTGTCTTGATGCAAGCTGCTGACTTATATTGTGCAAGGGTAGGTTGTGCCGCTGTAGCACCAGCTGAAAGGATGGCTGTTGTGCCAGAGGTGACTGCCTTGATAGTGCAAGTACCAAGGCCGATGTTGAGGACTGTAAGGACTGTACCGATAGGGAATGCTACTGAAGCGTTGGTAGGAATGTTAAAGGCAATCGCTGTAGCCTTGTTCATGATCTCTAAGACCTGATACTGGTCGGCTGCAACGGCTGTGTAATCGACTGTATTGGCTGCGCCGACAGTAAAGGCTACTAGGCCGTTATAGTCTGCGGCTGTAAAGATGTCGCCTGTGGTCGCTGGAAAGCCTTCTGCCATGATTTTCTCCTAGTATCCCATTATGGATTGTCCGATTATACCGTAAGTAGAAGATCCGATGATGAATCCCTCGACTATAGGCTCAAGTGTTGTTACTGTGCATTTCATTGAATTAGGGGTTATGTCCCAAGCCAAGCCCTGCACCTGCAAGGTCTTAACGATCGTGCTGGAATCTGGCTGGACGTTGGTGATCTCTACGTTGTCGAAATAATCAAGGCCAATCATCGTGTCGGTCGGAACATCTGTATCTAAAAGATCGACAGTCATGGCATCGATGCGAATGGTTGTCTCTTTACGGGTCGCAACATAGATATCTGCAATGTCCTGAACTTGAGCATCTGTCTGCGCTACTAGGTTCTCGACGTTCATGCCATGAGGGAAATACTTAGCGATGGAATCTGCATCGATTGATGAGACAGTAGAGCCACCTACTCTGGTCATCGTTGCGCTGTTGATTATGAGCTTGTCGTCGAAGGCGAACTTCAGGTCTGAGTAGGGAATGCCTGTAGTCTGATTGAACTGGATCGGTGCTAGGCCTAGAGATCCCACTACATCGGATCGATCCTTGAACTCAGCTGTGCCATCTGTGCGGATGAAGAATGCGCCTTGCTCGGTAAACTCAGCAACCTGTAGGGCTGATAGGCTCGAGCGTGTTGTGGCTGGATCAGCCTGGCAAGTAGTTGATCCTGTATCGATAATACGCATACTAGATGGGAATGAGACTTGATCGAGGATCTTACCTACGCGAGTGCCAGTAGTTTGTCCGGCACCTGAGTCCGCAATAGTAGAGACGTTAGCCATAGCGAATAAGCGGAATGCATCTGAGCAGACGATATCGACGTAACCAGTCTCCTGTCCTTGAGGATAGGTGTATCGATAGTCTTGAACGTATCCAGAGAATAGAAAATGCTGAGTAGTGGCAGTAGTAGCAGCCACGCGGATCTTGCGTAGTGGAGTCAAATAGCCAAAGTAGGGACTGGAAGCATTTTGAGGGTTGAAATAAGAGTCAGGATCTAAGACTCGGACTGTGCAAGTGCCAGCCTCATAGGTATCTCGCATGATGTTGCGCCCACGTCGGATTGTAATCTGTCGAGTAACGTCGCTAAGATCGATGACTGGCTCTGGTACTTCTGATCCTGCAAAAGTGCTGACTCCGATAACCCCGTACTTAGCATCGCCAATAGTAAACGGATACCCAAATGTAGCGCCTTGGCTAAAATCGAATGAGACTGAAATAGTGGCTGGAAGACTCATGCTGGAATGAAGCCCGCAGCTGCGAATCTATTGGTGCGATTGACTGTGTTAAAGGATCCAGAGAGTGAATCGTTAGTCTGCTGTTGTGTGATTACTGCGGCTACAGATTCTCCAGCAATCTCCACTTTTATATTGATTGGTGGCGATGGATTAACTCCAGCGACGACGCCAGCAGGTAGGCCACCCTGTTGCCCGAAAGTAGGCGGCATTGCATAAGCAGGTGGCACAAAATTAGGTACTGGAGTGCCTAGCATGTTCCCGCCGAAATCGAGTTTAGGGACTGACCATTCTGAGAAAGGATTAGGTGCTTTAGGGGTAGCGAGCAAGGCTAGACGTAACTCGTTATTGCGCTTGATCGCAGTATCTAGTTGATCAGATAACTGTGTGGCTAGGGTTGCATTGCCATCGAGGATAGCCTTCTGTAATTGTAAAGACAGGCGATCGGTCTCATTGATCTTGCCTTTAAGCGCTGCCTCAATACCAATGGCATCTAGGTTAAGAGTCTTTGATGCCTTCTGTAAGGCTAGAGACTTCTTGTTAGTATCAAGGGTTTTCTTTTGTAGCGCTGCTAACTCGCGAGCGCGCTTTGCTGCTGCCGCTTCTGCTGACTTACGGGCTGCAACTTGTGCCGATGTCTCATAGATACCCATTGGTTGCGAGCCTAGGTATCCCGTCGATGGCGCGTTGCGTCTAAACTTTGCTGCCTTCTCGGCTGCATCGATAGCAGCTAGAGCATTCTTCTCGTAATCATCGAACGGATTAAAACTAGCGAGGATGGCACGATCGCTAGTGAGGACGTATAACTTACGAAATCCAAATACTACTGCTGAGACTGTATCTGCAATCTTTGTCGCAAGGGTATCGATCTGGTTTACGAATTGTGTTGTGTCGCCTGCAGCGAATACCGAGACCAAGGAATCAACAAGCGCTCCGCCAATCTTCTCGCTTGCCTCACCTGCTGCAGTTGTGATGAGCTGCAACTTACCTGCATAGGTTGTTAGAAATTCTGCACTAGCGCCTGAAAATTGCTTATTGAGTCGCTCTTGAACATCTGCGAACTTCATGGTCTTTAGCTCGGCTTGAGATAGTCCTAGCGAATACTTGCGAAGTCCACGAGTCTGACCGACGTAAGCGAGGCTAAGATCATTGACAACTGTCTCATAATCCACGCCAGACCCGGCGGCGATATCAGTTGCCTGGGTAAGTAATTCCTGAGCCTTAGCAACTGAGCCAGTAGTCTGCAATAGTCGTTGCATGGCTGGACGTAATTGATCGTCGGTAACGCCAGACATTCTTGAAAGGTCAGAGATATAACGCTCAATGCGTGGGCTTTCAAAACCGAGGCCAAGATTCTTGACGGCTAAGGCTAGACGATTGGCAGCCTTTTCGTCTGCAATAAATGCCTTTGAGGCTTCTTTGCCAAATCTAATAACGGCTGCAGTAGATAAACCCAGACCAGCCGCGCCTGCTAATTTTTTAACCGAACTTTGTAATTTTTTTACAGCAGTATCGGCTTCTTTAAATTGCTTTTTTCCTACAAACTGCGCGGCAATTTGAACTAATAAACTCATTGTGTTTTTCCTTTAAAGCTGCTCGATGCTTTTTCTAATGCTCTCATAACTGCCGCAGTCGCTTTGCCTTCATCTTCTGCTGCCGATCTAAACATGGCACGTCCTACGAACTTGCTAGAATGCCTGCCAACGCGCTTTTGGTTATCAGCGTTTTTCATTTGACCAGTTTTGGCAATTTGTGCAATAAATTCTTGGCCAGCATTTGGATTGCTAGATCCTCCTTTTTGGCCTGAAGTTTTACGACCAGCGGTTTCGTAAATAGCGCCGCCGGGGTTTTTATTAAGAATAGAAGCAACAGATCGCCAACCATTGCGGTTGGTCTTTGATGGCGATGTCTTCCAGACTATTCCACGGCGAGCCGTTGCTTGATCATAAAATCGAGTAGCCCATTTACCGCTCGCATTTTCACGCTTTAAAAAACCGCTAGGCATATCCTCATTAGTTGGCAGATAGCCTCTTGCCCTAGAAACTATAGGTTTTAAAGCTGAAACAATTTCTTTTTGAGTAGCCTTGGCAAGTTCAGGTTCAAATTGTTTCAATGCTTTGCGAAGTTCAATTACGCCTTTTACTTCTGTAGGCATCTTGTTGCTCCTTCGCTCGGTCTTTCAAGGCTTTCAGTAACATCTGAAGCATTGACGAATCTAAATCAATTAAAGATTGTGGAGGGATAGCCGTCTCAATGCTCAAGCGAGCAATGAGATAGTGGATGCTATCCCTGCCTAGGCCAAAGGGTCAGACTCAGCAACCTCTACACTCTTGAGAGTTTCGAGAAAGTCTGCACCGAATGGCTTGACTGTGACTCCACTTAGTCGAAGGCCTTCCCATGCAAGCCAATAGACATCTGACTGCTTTTCATCATCGCGGAACGCTTTGTGAAATCCCTTTTTAGCATATAGCTCGAACGCGTACTCAAGTCGAGGTGTGATCTCGATCTCGGTGACTGTGTTGTCTGCCATCGTGACTATTAACTTTGCCATGCTATGCCCCTTTGTTTAGTTTCTTAGAATGTGCCTGTTGTGGCAACTGCTACTGTACCAGAGACGTTGAATGTCAATGATTGAGTACCGAGATCGCCGACTGCGCCGTTGATATCAGTTGTGCCGTTGATCAAGCAAGTCATTGTGTAGAGAGGGTTAGTCGCAGATACTGCGGTTCCCTTTTCCTGGAGTAGAACAACTGTGACGTTGGTTCCCCATGCAGCCTGAAGGGTTGCAAGGACGTTCGCTGATGCGGTGTCGTTGAGGAAGTCGATTGTGACAGATGATGCCTCAAGGCCTTTAACTAACTTGTGTCCGCCATCGCCCATTGCAGTTACTTCTAGCTCATCGAATGATCGGTTAAGTGTTACTGCGGTAACGTGGTCTGAAAGATCGACAGAGTTTACCTTTACGCCGACCTTGTTGTTTAGAAATACAGCCATTTAGGTTATTCCTCGTCTTTCTTAGTAGATGGTTTTGGTGCTGATGGTGCTGCCTGCCCGATCTTGATCAGGAAGGCTTCTTGCTCTTTTTCCCACTCGGACATGTTAGCTCCAACTCGTTAGGACTGAGATATTGATATTGCAGGTTAGTAGATCACCAGACGCGGCATTGAGTACGGCTGGAGCCGATACTTCTGTCACGTTGTAGGTGTAGGAAGATGCAGCGAGTAGATTGAAAACCCGGACGATGTTATCTTCCATCCCGTTAAGGTTGCCTTCATTATCAAGTAAAGGAACCATGACGGAAATTACGAAATTGGCCATAGGCGAAATAGTTGAATGCCAGCCGTTAGATGGTGAGATGTAAGGATCAGCAGGTGCGACTATGACGCTATTGGCGATAGGTGTTGCAGGTGGAAATGAGAAAACTGAATACTTTGTATTGTCGGTAAGAGCTGAGGCAATTCCTGCGCGGAGTGTTGATATGGCGGCCATTAGCCCACCATCGATCTCGGATCAAGATAAGGTGCAAGTAATCCACGAACACGCGCAAGGATGTTATT